CAGAAGGTGCAACTGTCACGACTGGCAGTTACATCTTCTCCAACATCTTCATCTACGAAGTGGTGTCGGGCGGTGTGCTCGGCACTTCTGCGCCTCCCTATCCCAGTGGGGCCAACGTCTTCCCGCCCAGCACCAACTTCACGGATGGCACAGCCACGCTGCGCTATGCTGCCAATGCTGAAATCATCCCATACTCGGCTCTGCCGCAAGGAGATGAGACGCTGGATGTACTGAACGTCACGCTTTACTGGGGCAATTCACGCATTCCGCTGCGCTATCTGGCGTGGTCTGACTTCAACGCACAGGTGCGTTATTGGCAAAACTATGTGGGCAGGCCCGTGTGCTTCTCCACCTACGGGCAGAAGTCCATTTACATCTCACCCGTACCAGACCAGTCGTACACCATCGAAGTCGATACCGTGCGACTTCCGCTGCCGTTGAGTCTTGCAACCCCCAACGTGGTTGACGAGATCAAGGCTCCGTATACCAACCCTGTTCAGTTCTACGCAGCCTACAAGGCCAAGTACAAGGAGCAGAGCTACGGAGAGGCAGAAATCTTCAAACAACAGTACCTCAAGGATGTGCAGGGAGTGCTCAACTCCGTGTACACCCGCCGCATCCCCAATCCATACTCGCAGATTTAAGTCATGGCAGCGGCTGAGCAGAAGAAGTCCTACGCTGTCATCAAGAACTTCCTTGGTATCAACACCAAGGCAAACCGTACTGCGATTGACGAAAAAGAGTTCGCTTGGATTGAGAACGCCATGCCCATCGGGTTTGGCAACATCAAGATCGTCCAGGCCCAGAAGCAGACCGTAGACAGCACCGCCAACAATGTGGTGTTTGGCAACACGGTCACGCACATCAGCTCTGCCAACATCGACCTCAATGACTACATCATTGTCTTCAGCGAGAACGGCGCAGCACAGTATTTCGACCTCACCACACAGACAAAAGGCAACGTAGCTTCCAGTGGCACGTTCTCCGGTGGTGATGCCAACACCGCTCAGTACAAGAACGAGCGGGTCATCATCGCAGACCCTGAGAACGGGCTGTACAACTGGAATGGCACAAGCCTGGTCAGTGGCAATTCCGTAGGTTTTATCGGAATCACCAACCCAGGCTCTGGCTACACGCAGGCTCCGCTGGTCACCATCTCGGCTCCCAACCAGGCTAATGGCGTACAGGCTCTGGCAGAGGCCACCATCTCCACCGCAGCTGGTGGAGTGCGTGCCATCATCGTAGATGCGCCTGGCAGCGGCTACACCTCTGTCCCGCTGGTTACGATCTCTGCTCCTGACATTGCAGGCAGCATCACCGCGAAGGCGACAGCTGCGCTTGCCAGTGGCAACGTGGTGTCCATCACCGTTACCGAAACAGGTACTGGCTACATCAAGACGCCAACGGTGACCATCACAGGCGGTGGAGGCACTAGCGCCAACGCTGTGGCCACCATCAGCACTGGCTCTGTCACGAGCATCTTCCTGACAGAAGCAGGCTCAGGCTATACCTCACCGCCTAGCGTCACCATTGAGGCTAGCCCAGGCGGCACCAATGCCACTGCCATTTCACAGCTGACCACCTTCAAGAAGGGCACCGTCTCTGTGGTGGTGACGAGTGGCGGCACTGGTTACAGCAACGCAGCCAACGTGGTGGTGACCATCGGTAACGCCACGGGTTACACCACGCAGGCCAACGCCACTGCCATCGTCAGCGGCAACACCGTCAACCAAGTCATCATGACAAACCCAGGAGCAGGCTACACCGCCAACTCCAACGTGGTGGTCACGATTACAGGTGGTGGCGGCAGCAACGCAGCAGCCAAGGCTATCGTCAACACCGACGACGTGCAGGATGTGGCGACCTTTGGTGGTCGTGTCTGGGTGGCATCAGGGAGAACCCTGTACTACTCCGCTGCAGACAGTGCAACTGACTTCACTTCTGTTTCTGCAGGCTCACTCACACTGAGTGACTCCACCCTGCGCGGGAACATCAGGGCTATCGTTTCTGCCAACAACTTCCTGTACATCTTTGGCGAGACGAGCATCAACATCATCTCTGACCTGCGTGTGACTCCAGAAGGTACCACGCTGTTCACGAACACCAACGTCAGCGCCAGTATCGGAACAGGCCGCACAGACGCCATCTTCCCGTACTTCCGCAGTCTGCTGTTCATGAACGATTACGGGATGTACGCACTGGTGGGTTCCACCACTAGCAAGCTGTCAGACCCGTTGGATGGCATCTTCCTGAACATCGACTTCAACGAGCCGATTACGGGTGGGCAGGTGCTCATCAACAACATCCTGTGTGCGGCTTTTAACTTCACCTACAACGACCCAACCACCACTCCTGCAACTCCACGGCAGATTCAGGCCGTGTTTTTCGACAAGAAGTGGTTTGTCACGAGTCAAGGCAGCATTGACTATGTGACTTCTGTGCCGTTTGGGGGAACGATCAAGCTCTACGGGGTGGATGACACCGACCTGTACCAGTTGTACGCAGACCCTGCGGCCAACATCAACAGCACCATCCGCACTGCGCTCATGCCGCTGGGTGATCCCATCCGCACCAAGCAGGCACTGAAGTTTGGTATTGAGGCCACCTTAACCTATCCGGCTACGCTGAATGTCACGGTAGACAGTGAAACTGGTTCTAGTCCGACATACACCGCTGAGAACTTCATCAACTGGGTTAACAACCTTGGCAACACGGTTGAATGGACTAACAATGCGATGGAGACGGTTGGGTGGCTTACGGTGTCTGGGTACTACCTGTACAAGTCAGATGCCCAGCAGTATGGAAAGTATCTAGGTTTGACGCTCACGAGCACTGGCCCAGGCTTTGTCGTCAACACGTTCGAGATGGAACACGAACTAAGAGTGAGGTTCTGAAATGACTGTCCCGTATTCTTTTGCCAACGCGACTGTTTCTATTCCGCTGTCGCAGCTGGACGCCAACTTCAACACGCCCATCACGTTGGGCAATACCGCTATCCAGCTGGGCAACACGGTTACCACGCTCAACAACATGACGCTGGCTAACGTGACCATCAGCAGCGGGAATGTCACGATCACAAACGTGTCTGTGACGACGGCCAACGTGACCACGCTCAACGCCACGACAGTCATTGCCACAACGGCTAACGTCACCACTGCCAACATCACCACCGGCAATGTGACGAACATGACCAGTGGCAACGTGGCCATCACGGGCGGCAGTATCAACGGCACTACGTTGGGAGCTACGACTGCTAGCACAGCCAATGTCACCACCCTGACCACTTCCTCGACGGTCACGATCAACGGAGGAACCGCCAACGGAGTGGCCTATCTCGACGGCAGCAAGGTGCTGACCACGGGGTCGGCGTTGACGTTTGATGGGACGAACTTTGCGTTGGGTGCTGGCGGCGATATTCGTGCGTACAACACCGCAAACACCAGATATGGTCGCTTCGCCACTACTGCTGATGGAACGATTGTTGAATCCTTCAACGGATCGGGTGAGCCGCTAATTCTTTCAGCGCCGCAATCTACTGCGTATGTTGGGATCAAAGTAAATAATGTTGAACAAGCCCGCTTTAACACTACCGGGTTGGGCATTGGGACGAGTTCGCCGATCAGCAAACTGCACGTCTTCAAGTCTTCCGACAACCAACTTCAACTTCAGTGCGATAACACCGGACTTGTAACCATTGACATGGGCGGTACTACCACGCCTGCAAAGGGTGGTATTCGTTTCAGCGACAACATTGGCGCACTGTTCCTGAGAACAAACTCGACGACGCAAGCCACCCTCGACTCCTCCGGCAACCTCGGTCTGGGGGTGACGCCGAGTGCTTGGAACAACATCTTCCGAGTCATGCAACTCGGTACAGACGGTGCATGGGTTGGTGGCCGTACCGATGGGCAGAATCAGGCATGGCTAGGCACTAATGCTTGGTGGAATGGGTCAAATTGGATTTACACAGCCGCGACAACCGCAGGGCAATTTCTCATCAAGGGTAATGAGTTTCAGTTCCTTCAAGCAGGAACAGGCTCAATTGGCGGAACCGCCACCTTCACGCAAAGTATGACGCTGGATGCGAGTGGGCGACTTGCTATTGGTGGCACTTCAGCCATTGCAAGATTAGATGTTCAAGGTGGCTGGATACGAACTGCAAACGGTACATCCACATCGTATTTTGGTGATGGGGTCAACCTTGTAAGTGGCGCTTCTGCCTCATCTTCAGCAGTACGGTTTGACGGAGACTCTTTGTTGTTTAGCAACGGCGCAACCGAACGCGCCCGTATCACTTCCGGCGGGGACTTTGGACTTGGGACGACTTCGCCGAATGCAAAGTTGGCGATTGGTGTGGCAGCAGCCGCTGTGGATGGCACTAAAGGAGTGCGTATAACCAATAGTGGCGGCGGCATTGTTATGCTGGAAAACGGGAGCAACAACGATTCATATGTTGGAACACTTTCTGCAAGTGATTTTTGTTTCCGCACCAACGACACCGAACGCGCACGGATTACGTCGGGTGGTGACTTTTTAATTGGCCTCACTTCTTCCACAGCAAAGTTCCATGTCACTAACGGCGCATCTCCTGCATCACGTTTGATTGTTGGCGCGGGTGGTGGTGCGGCAGGAACGCTGTATTCCACTCTTGCCGCAGGTGATTACGTCAGTTTTGAAACCAACGCCGCAGAACGCGCACGGATTACGTCGGCAGGCGATGTGGGTATTGGGACGAGTTCGCCCGCAAGCAAACTGTCAGTCGTCAACGCATCTTCGGTTCAAATTCAAGCGTCTACGGGAACTATCGATTTTAGAGTTCAATCCATTGACGCTAATTCCGCTGCATACGCCGGAACAGTAAGCAATCACGCGCTTGTCTTTACTACAAACAACGCAGAACGCGCACGGATTACGTCGGGTGGGGATTTGTTGGTTGGAACGACGGATGCATCTGCAACAAGTGGAGCGGGAACAAAACTCATTTCAAACGGGCAGTATTTTGGAGTTTTGGCTGCAAGCACCAATTCGGACACAACACTTCAAATATATTCAACAGGAGCAGCGGCTTATCGCTTTTATGTGGGTTTGGGGGGCACCGTCTACGCCACCAACACCACGATCAGCGCCATCTCTGACCAGCGCCTCAAAGAAAACATCCAAGACCTTGATGTCGGCCTTGACAAGATCATGGCGCTCAAGCCGCGCAAGTTCGACTGGAAAGCAGGCAAGGGCAAGGACATCAAGGGTGATCGCGGATTCATCGCTCAAGAGTTTGAGCAAGTGTTCCCTGACCTGATTGATGAGTGGAAAGACCCCGCACCTGAAGGCGAAGAACCGTACAAGTCTGTGCGCCAAGACCTGATCCCGGTGCTTGTGAAAGCAATCCAAGAACTGAAATCTGAACTCGACTCGGTGAAAGCCGAACTTGCAACTCTGAAAGGAAAATGAACATGGCTACGACTATTACCTGGGTAATCTCTCAACTGGATTGCCTCCCGCAAGCACCGGAAGGTGCTGACTATGTGACCGTAGCGCATTGGCAATGCAACGGCACGGACGGCACTTACAACGGTACTGTCTACAGCACCTGCTCGTTCCCGGTGGTGCAGGGCACTTCTTTTGTGCCCTACGAAGACCTCACGGAAGATGACGTGCTGGGCTGGTGCTGGGCCAACGGCGTGGACAAGGATGCGACTGAAGCTGCTGTGCAGCAGCAGATCAACAACCAGATTGATCCTCCCATCGTCACTCCTCCGCTGCCGTGGGCTGTTTAAAAGCACTGTGGTACGAGGCGTTGGCGGTATTGCTTATCGTCTTTTCACACCTGTTTGTGAAATGAAAGTCAGGACACGTTATGGTTAACGCACCTTTCACACCATCAGGCAACTCGGTGGTGTTCACCGCAGCCACCAGTGCACCCACAGCGGTGCAGGCGGTGTCTAGCACCCTTGGCGGGAATCAATACCGAGTGCTCAACTCTGGGTCTGTGACGGTGTTTATGGGCGTTGGCACCTCTGCTAGCGATGCCGTGAACAACGCCACTGTTCTGACCACCACCAACCTTTCTATCCCTCTGTTGGCTGGTACAGACGAAATCCTCACATTCCCGCCCAACGCCTACTTTAGTGGCATTACATCGACCAGCACGGCTGTCGTGTACATCACGCCCGGTGACGGAGCGTAACAATGCTCAAGACAGTCTCCTCTTTTGCCAACGCAATTGGCGCATTGGTCTACAAGGGCACCTGGGATGCCCAGACCAATACTCCGACGCTGCAGTCCAGCGTTGGAAGTAAGGGAGACTACTACTATGTTTCTGTTGCAGGTAACACCAACCTCAACGGGATAACAGACTGGCAGATCGGTGATCTTGCCCTGTTCAACGGCACCATTTGGCAGAAGATAGACAACACGGATGCTGTGTTGTCTGTCAACGGGCAGACAGGTGCTGTCGTGCTCACGGCAACAAGCGTGGGTGCTGTTGCCAACACGACCTTTGTCATCGCAGGCACTGCACTTACTGGTGGTGGGCAGCTGACAGGCAACGTCACGCTCAATCTTGCAAACACGTCTGTCATCGCTGGAACCTATGGCACGACTGCCAACATTCCAGAGATCACGGTAGATCAACAGGGGCGAATCACCAACATCAGCAATGTGGCGGTGGTCACTGGTGGTACTGTCACCAACGTAGCCACAGGTGTGGGTCTGACAGGTGGCCCTATCACCAGTTCTGGCACGATCTCTCTTGCCAACACGACTGTTACGGCTGCTTCCTACACCTACGCAAGCATCACGGTTGACGCACAAGGACGGTTGACTGCAGCCTCTAGCGGCACCAACCCCGTCACTTCAGTTAGCGGGACATCTCCCATTGTCTCCAGCGGTGGTACCACACCAGCCATTTCTATCCCTGCAGCAAATGCAACAACAGATGGCTACCTGACTAGCACCGACTGGAGCACTTTCAACACCAAGGGCGTAGGCAACGTCACGAGCATTTCTACCGGCACAGGCTTGACGGGTGGGCCTATCACCACTACAGGCACCATTAGCCTCGCCAACACCGCTGTCAGCAGCGGAAGCTATGGAAGTGCCAGCAATGTTGCGTCATTTACTGTTGATGCACAGGGTCGTCTGACTGCTGCAGCCAATGTCGTCATCGCTATTGGCGTGGCGCAGGTCAGCGGGGCAGTACCCGACACCCGTGCTATCAACTCCGGCACAGGTCTGACAGGAGGCGGCAATCTCACGACAGACCGCACCTTGTCTGTGGTGGCTAACACCACACAGCAACTGGTGGGTGTGCAGAATAACGGCGTAGCTGTCGGCACTCGGCAGATCGTCAACTTCATTCCTGGCAATGCCACCGTCATCACCACAGCTGATGACTCTGGTGGTGGCCGCTCTAACGTCGCTATCGACCTCACCAACACTGGGGTGACGGCTGGAACCTATGGTTCTTCCGGCAACAGTGCTCAAGTGGTAGTGGACTCGCAAGGCCGCATCACCTCTGCAGCGAATGTGACGATAGTGGCGTCTAGCGTCAACCTCACAAACACGTCTGCCAATGCCACGTTTGCTACCGCTAGCTTGCCTCTAGACCCGGAAGGCTATGTCACGGTGCTCATTAACGGTTCGTTCAAGAAGATTCCTTACTACGGCGTATGAACTTCGACGACCTCACTACCGTTAAGTTTGGAGACGTAGACGGCCTGGGCCGGATGCTGTTCGAGAACGGTTTGCAACACCGTTTGTTCTACAACATCCTCGGAGATCAGGGCATCGGCATTCCTGACTATCCCATCATGGAGGCAGACCCTGGGAACTTGGATGACTGGTTGTTTGTGCACAACCAGATGCACCAGGCGCTAGCTTCCATTCTCAACCTAGACAATCCTTTCCAGTTGCTGGATGCAGACTGGAACGTGGAAGAAGACTTCTACGACTGGTTGAGCGTACACGAGACTATTCACCGGCAGATTGCTGCAAGGCTAGGGGTGTGAGATGGCTACAAGAATGAGCACAGAAGATGAGTTGGATCAAGTTGACGCAGATGTCCTTGATCTGATTCAACAGCAGCAAGCGGCTTCCGCTCCTGCAGCTACCTCTGCTCCAGCAATTACCTCTGCGCCGACTTCTGCTGTTGCACAGACAGCCAATACTCCCGGCGCGGCTGCGGCAGCGTTTGCCGCAAAACTCAACAGCATCTCTTCTCCGTATGAGCTGACTGACGCCGATCTAAAGTTTGGCGACTACACCGTTAACTACGACGCAAGTTACGACACGTCCGGCAATTGGAGCTTCGGCAACATCACCGTTACCGCACCGGAGGTAATGACTGATAAGGGAGTGCCTGCTCAAGCTCTGTACGACTACGACAAAAGCGGCAATCCTCTTGGATTTCGTGTTGACTACAAGACTGGTAGTGATAGCGGTGTAGTAGTCAACTACAACCTTGACGGCACAGTAAGCAATCAAAACAGATATGACCGTTCTGAAGGCTGGCGTCCGTTTGTTGGTTCTGCGCTTGCGTTGTTTGGATCAGTTGCGCTACCAGGACTTGCTAATGTGTTGGGTGGTGGGCTTGCTGGAACCGCAGGCGCTGGTGCAATCCTTGGTGGCGCAAGTGCAGCCGTATCCGGCGCTGAAGGCTCTGACATTCTTCGCGCTGCCGCTACTGGCGCAGTGGGCGCTACCGCAGGGCAGTTGGCAAGTGGGCTTGCAAGTGATGTAAGTCAGTTGGTTGGTGGAGGCATTCCAGGAGATATTGCAGCAGGTTTTGTTCGCGGCGGTGCTCAGGCGTTGCCAAACGCAGTTGCTTCTGGAGACTTCTCAAACGTATTCCGTGATGCCGCACTTGGTGGTTTGGCATCTGGGGCTGCATCTGCGCTTTCCGATACTCTGCAGGGTTCTGGGTTTACCAACAAGCAAGCCCAAGGTGCGTTGATTGTTGCTACGCAGTTAGCCTCTGGAAACATTGACCCTCGTTCTCTTGCTGCCGCACTTGGCGATCTTAGTGGTCATCCTGATGCAGCTATTGCTGCCAAAGCAGCACAAGTTGGTGTTGCCCTTAGCAATTTAGACCCATCCAATCCGCGCTCTCTGGCCAATCTAGTCGGTGAAGTGGCTGGACTAGCTAAGCAAATAGACGACAGAGGAATCAAAACACTACCTTCTCAAACACCAGTGCCGACTGTTCGTACTGGGCCTGCTTTCCCAGAAACCAGAACTACGGTCACGACCACAGGTGGTGAAGAAGGTGGTGGTGGTACTGGCGGTGGAACAGCGGTAGGTCAAGGTGGGGAAGCTGCTGTTGATCCCAACAGTCAAGAAGTGTTGATTGCACAGCAGTTCTTGCCTACAGGCGTGCGAGTCTTCACTTTCAACCAGCTAGAAGCTGTGCGGGTGTTGTCGCAAGCCAATCCTGCGCTTTTGGCGGGTTTGAACCAAGAAATTCTTAACGAAGCGGCCGGTTTCATTCAGAACAATCTAGAAGCAGAGCTTGCACAGAGAGCTGCCAACACACCTCCTGGTGCTGGCTTTGGAGGATTGACTCCTCGCGCAGCTAATGTCTTTACCGTTGAGAATCTTCCTGAGAACTTAGGTAACGTCTTTGAGTCCGGTGGTGCCGTTTACTTCCAAGAAGGTGGCAAAACCTACCGTGTTGCATCTCAAGATGAGCTAGCAGGCAATCTTGGCGAGATAACAATTCATTACGACGACAAAGGCCGTGGCATTTACGCCAAGGAAGTGTTTGGCGTTACCGGCAAATTCATGACGGATGCTGAAAAGCAAGGAGGACTTCAGCAACAGTTTGTCACCGAAGCCTCCGAGCAGATTGACCCAGAGACTGGTCAGCCCATGCTTTTGACTCCTAACACGGGAGGCAACATAGGTGGTGACAATGCAGCACGCTTTGTTGCTGCAGCAACAGCAAAAGGCGCTGGTGAGCAAATTGGCTATCTAGCAACAGCGACTGGTAGCCAGAAGCTACAAGACATTGCTTCTGCGCTTACAAGCTATGGCAAGGGCGCAACCAGCGCCAATGTTCGTATTGGCCAGAACGATATTGTTAACTCCATCTCCAACGCAGAAGGCTTTGGAAAGGTATTGGCTGGCCTTTCGGCTGCTCTACGCAATCCTGCGGCTGCTCTTGACTGGGGCTTCAGTGAAGGCGTGCAAGAGTTTGTGCCTCTTGTTGCAGGCGTAGGCGTTGGCCGTGCAGTTAGCGCAGCAACCAAAGCAGCGTTTGGTCAAAAGATTGCAAGCAAGTATGGTGTTGCTTCAGCTGTTGGAACCAACGCCACGCTAGATGCTGGCGAGTCGGCGATTGCAACTTATCAGACGGTTAAAGATGGGCTTATCAACCGAGGGTTCAGTGAAGAGCGTGCAACCAAGATTGCGCTTCCTGCAGCTTTTGCCTCTGGCCTCATTACGCTTATCACTACCGCACTAGGCGAGTCAGAGCTTGTTGCGGCAGCAACTAAAAATGTCCCTGGCTCTGTGACTCGCTCTCTTGCGCGAGAAATGCCTGCAGAGTGGGGTGAAGGTTTTGGACAAAGTGTTGTTGAAACCGTTGCCATAACCAATAAGTTGCCAACATTAGATCAAGCATTGACTGGCGGAACGCTTGAGATGCTTATTGCTGGCACCACAACTGGCGGTATTACTGCAGGACAGTCCGTCATTGCTGGTGGAGAGACACAGACTGGTGCAGCAGCAGGAACTGGTACGGCAGCTACCGCCCCGACTGGTACAGCGGCAACTGCCGCTACAGGAACGAGTACCGCCGCGACAACAGGAACTCAAAATGGAGGTGTAGTAATTGCCACGACTGGCAACACTGCACTGGTCATTGACAACAGTGGTGTTGTTTCTGTTGTCAACAACAACACGGGTGCAAATGCAGGCAGTGTGGTAACGCTGGACAGCACTGGTGGGAACATCACTAGCAACACTGGTACCACCAACACCAACCTCACCAACAGTGGGCTGACCAACAACACGCTGACGGTTTCTCAAAACACTGCCAACGCTATTAACAACACAGTTAATAACTTGGCTAGCACTGGTCTTGTCACCAACAACGATGTGGCAAGTGGTGCTGCTGCTACAGCTGTTGTGCAGTTGGCAGCAACCACGGGAACCAGCGTTGATACTGTCAACACAGCTACCACCAACCTCGTCAACAACGTCAACGCTGCCACTTCTACGACTGGTGGCGGCACAAACCTTGGCGTGGTCATTGCCGCAGACACGACGACAGGCCAGGTTCTGGTGGCAGATACCTCCGGCAACACGCAGATCGTCAATGCCGGTACAGGCGTAAATGTTGGCTCGACGGTAAATCTGACCACAGACACGCAGACAGGCGGGACGGTGGCCAACAACGTCACGGCTGCGCCTGCAACCACTACACAGGTGACTGCTGCACCGGAAACGACAGCGGCACCGGCCACCACAACCGCGCCGGAAACTACTGCAGCACCGGAAACTACGCCAGAAGTCACGCCGGAAGTTACCCCAGAAGTAGAGCCGGAGGTGACGCCGGAAGTTACGCCAGAGGTAACACCGGAGACGACTCCGACTACAACCCCTGAGACAACTCCTACAACCACTCCGACCACTACGCCGACCACTACGCCTGTTGCTACGCCTGAGCGTGAGGATGAGATCACAGCAGAGTTGCTGCGGTTGATTGAGTTGGAATCTCAGCCGGATGTGCCAGACCTCCCCACTCTTGATATTCAACAACAGACTGGGCCGACTACCGAGCCTCCAAAAGAGGAAGGTGCCAAGACTGGACGGCAAACGACTCGCCTGGGAGGCGGTGTCAGGCCGGGAGGCGGCACCGGTATTGGTCAGGGTCTGCGTGGAATAACTCAGACCGGGCTACAAGAGTCGTTGACATCATTCAGGCCAGCGGGTGAAATTCGCGCTGGGACGGGCAAGCCTCGCCGTAATGTGTGGAATGAGGCTTCTTTGCGGCTAAAAGACGCATTAGGACTGTGAAATGGCATCGTTTATCAAAAACATGACCCAGGTTGGTGGCGGTTCCCGCCAGATTGCCCGTCTC